TATGCTACAGGAATGTTTAATAAACTAATCGAAAGTCATCCAGAGCTAGTTTGGGCGGCTACTTTAGAAACTAATAGGGGGTGTCCGTACTCTTGTACTTTTTGTGATTGGGGTAGCCTAACAGCTAGTAAGGTACAAAAGATGACTTTGGACCGATTACAAGATGATATCGATTGGATCAAATCCAAACCCAACTTGGTTCAAATTAATATCGCTGATGCTAACTTTGGTATATTTAAACAGAGAGATCTCGATGCCGCTAAGATTATTAGGCAGGCTATCGACGATGGCAATGTAGATGAAATACAACTTAGTTACACTAAAAAATTTAACAAAGAATTGTACGATATAATCTTATTGTTAAATCAACCAACTGGATTCAACATAAGTTTACAGACTGACAATAAAGACACACTCAAAGCTATTAAAAGAAAGAACTTACCCGAAGAAGATATTGCTAAGTTAATTGCGTTTGCTGATGAACACAGTATATCACACGAACAAGAATATATATTAGGTTTACCTTTAGAAACTAAAGACAGTTGGTATGACTCAATGACTAATAGACTAGAAGAAGGACAGCACAAGGTATTTGATGTGTTTATATGCAGTATATTACCTAATACCGAGATGGCCAATGATTACTACAGAAAACAATATGGAATTAAAAGTGTATTGACTCCAGATCTTAATTCGGTTGCACCTACATCAGAAGGTGACTTTCAAGTGTTAGAGTATAGTGAAATTATAACAGAAACATCAACAATGCCTAGAGAAGAATTAATTGACTGTTTCTTGTTTAGCCATATCATACAACACGTACACGCAACAGGATATAGTTTTGTTGCTAGTCGTATAGCACACAAACATTTTGGTATACCAATGGTCGACTTCTATCGAGAATTAGAAAAGCGTATGTATGCAGATCGCGATATAGGCAATCAATTACGCTTTGTTAGATCACTATTAAATGAAATGTTTGATACCGGTAGGATACAAAATCCTNCTTATAAAGAAGAAGGACGTCTTGACCTATCAAGTTACAAACCGTTTTTCAAAATGAAAAATAAATTGATGCAACTAGCAGTCGATAGTATACGCTCACTTGCTGACTGTGATCAAGAAACAATCGAAGACATATTAGCATTACAGAAAGCCTATACATTTGATGTTACTCACGAACAAGAGAGTGAATTTACTAGTCAATATGATATTGATACCTTTGCCCATACTAAAACCTTATATAAAATTAATACTAGTATNAGCAAAGGAGAATTTATCAAACAATGGGCAGGAANTGGANCATTCCATATCCTACACCAAGAACACAAATTGGTAAACACCTTTACCAAAATACCAACTGCTCGCACGATCCTTGAGCAGATAGCCGTCCAAGCAGTCTAAAAATTACCTTTGAGCATAAAAATTATCGTAACGGTTGACCACGACCTAAATACCATATATAATGTAAGTTATATTATGAATTATATTTTTTAAATTGGCAATCCACTGCCTTAACATCGGAGAATAAATTGAGTAAAAGTAAGGAAATTAAGGAACGTTTACAAAAAGCAGACAAACGCTTTTGGGCTGGCGACAATATTAGCGAAATATTAGAAGAAGGTGATAAAGACAAACTTATCACAGAAGCAACTACAGCATTTGAAAGTGTATTAGATGCACTTGTAATCGACAGACACACTGACCCGAATTCGAAAGGAACAGCGAAACGTCTAGCAAAGATGTATATTAATGAAATAATGAGTGGTAGGTATGATCCTATGCCAGCGGCAACAGCATTTCCAAATGACGGTGAAAATCGTTATGAAGGTATGTTAGTTGTGCGTAGTGAACTTACAAGTATGTGTTCACATCATCATCAAACAGTAAAAGGAGTTGCGTACATTGGTATTATAGCCGCAGAAAAGTTAATTGGTTTATCAAAGTACACAAGAATAGCTCAGTGGTGCTCTCTCAGGGGTACTTTGCAAGAAGAGCTAGCGAATGACATTGCCAGGGAAATACAAAATGCCACTGGTAGTGAGAACGTAGCGGTTTACATCCAAGCAACACACGGATGTGTTGAAAACCGTGGCATTTTGGCACATTCTTCATTGACTCAAACTACAGTACTCAAAGGAGCATTTAAAGATGATTCTGGTACTAAGAAAGAGTTTATGGACAATGTTAAACTTCAACAAGAGTTTGCACCTAGATAAGGGGGATGTATGAATATCAAACTTAGAAATGCAGTAAAAGCGGCTACATTTGTAGCTGGAATTGCTGGTATGCTAGGTACTACAGTTGCACACGCTGATGCGTTAGTCGAACTTGACACCAGTATGTGGGATAACAGTGCCGAATATACCAGTGATGTATTTAGTAGAGGCAAGGTTGGCGACAATAATCTTGACACTATCAACGCAAGTTCAGCTTGGGCTAGAGGATTTACCGGTCAAGGTGCTAAGATTATGATCATTGACAGTGGTATAAATATCGGCCACAGCGAATTTGCTGGATCTATTACAGAAACGAAATGTTTTATTCGTAGATGTAGTGGACGAAGAGGTGGTGGAATAGCTGACAAAGTTGGCCATGGTACTTTAATGGCTTCCATTGCCGCAGGTAATTGGGACGGTACTGGTAACGGTACAAGTGGTGTAGCATATAATGCCGATCTAGCAATTGCTAAGATCACTAACAGAAATTCAGCTAGTGATGTCGGTATGAGAAAAGCTATTAAATGGGGAGCGTCAATTGATGCTACTGTTGCAAACATTTCATCTAATACACGATATCGAGGTAGATATGGTAATTGGAAAATGATGGACGACGGTAGTTTTTATAACGCTGATAAAAGATTTAAGAGAAACTACTACACAGGTAGACGTGCAACTGGTTTTTATCGAGGACTTAATCCTAAAAAATGGGCTAAAGCACTTGGTGACAGTGAAATGGTTATCGTAGTATCAAGTGGTAATAGTGGTTTAGCTTATCCTGAAAATCCAGCAACAATTGCAACAGCAACTAAAGACGACGGTACTTTGTGGTTAGGTGGTCAAATGTTGATTGCAGGTGCTTGGGACGTAGAGAATAATAGATCAGCAGGTTACAGTAATAAAGCTGGTCATTTATGTCAATACAAAAACCAAGTTGGTGGAACTTGTCTAGATACATATAGAATAAGTGATTACTACATTATGGCTCCAGGTCAAGCATTTGGTGCTGGTAAACGTGGTGATTCTTATGTATTAGGTACAGGTACTTCAGAAGCGGCGGCAACAGTGTCCGGAGCAGTAGCTATTGTACATTCACAATGGCCACATATGAAGGGTTCAAACATTGTTAAGCTGTTAACTCAAACTGCTAATAGAGATATTCCAGGATACAACAAAGAAGAACACGGTATGGGTCTATTGGATCTAGAACGTGCTACTCGTCCAATTGGTGAGATTGGTATACCTACAGAAGGTCGTAAGGGTACTGTACCACTAAGTGGATCAATTAGCGTAACTGGTGGAAGTGCTGAATTAGCATCTTCATTATCAAGTGTTATGACAGTTGATGAATACGGTAGAGACTTTTATGTTGATATGAGTGCTGGCGTACAAGCTAAGAAAACTCCTAAGGTGGCATTCAATCCACATACAAGAGCTAACTTCTACAGTGGTTACAATCCATATGATAACATTAACACTTACCAATTCGACAACAAACTTGGATTTGGTGCTGATAATGAGTATGATATGAGAGTAGCAATGAATGAAGAAATAGGCTCTGGTACACTTATGGAACTTGGACACACTCTTGCACTAAATGATAGTGCTAGTGTACGTGTTGGTATGGGTTTTATGAATGAGGAAGGCCAGTATATGGATCAATCATTAGGTGGTGCATTTGGTGAGATTGATGACAGTACAACGTCGTTTATTAATGTTAGTGGTAAGTATGATCTTAGCTCAATAACTAAAGGCTTTAGTGCTTTTGGTAGTGCTTGGGTAGGTGAAACTGAAGCTGATATGCAAACACAAGGTATTGTTACTAATGTTAGCGATACACAATCATACAGCTGGAACGTTGGATTAGACTACACATTAAATGACAAGTATGATAATAGTCATAGTTTTGGTAGTACGTTTAGTCAGCCAGTTACAATTTCACGTAGTGAAGTTGACATAGCAGTAGCATCTGGCTTTAATGCAGATGGGTCAACATACTATGAACGTTCAACTGTAGATATGGCACCAGATGCTAACCAATATAACATCGGTACTTACTATAAGTTTGGTAATGAGTCACATTCGTTAACTGCATATGCAGAACACGAAATGAACTATCTTAACCAAGCTGACGTAACTAACAATGTTGTTGGTGCATCATATGCTTGGACATTTTAAGATGGATTTAAAAGCCAAAGCAGAGCAGTACTTTAAAACATTTTCTAGCAAGGATCTTAACGGCCTTGCTAGTATGTTTGCTGATAATATTATGTTACGTGATTGGACCGGTGATGCAACTGGTAAAGAAAAAGTACTCACCGCTAATCAAGATATATTTGATGCAGTAGACACTATCCAAGTAAAACCATTGACTTTATATCAAGAAGATAATACAGTTATTGCTGAGATTGAAATAGAGGTAAATGGAGATGAAAAACTAATGGTTGTCGATGTTATAGACTATGATGATAATGGTCTTATCACCTCAATTAGGGCTTACAAAGGATAGTAATGGGATGGATTAAAAATAAGGTGGGTGGTTGGTCTGGAAAAAAGTCAGTTATTGACGTCGATGTGTTTGAAAACAACGACACTCCTAGGTACAATGATTCGCCTAATTTTTATCAACGTAATCCACAACACACATTTCGTGTGTACAATGCTACAGGTGGAATGATCATAGAAACAAGTAGATGGAATCCAACTGCAGGCGAGTGGGAAACTGAAATGACTGTAATTCATAATGATAGCACAGAACAAGTAACTAATGATATTGCTAAAATTATAACTCTAGAGAGTCTAAAAAAATGAAAAAGAAATTCTACACACACAAACAAATAGATAAATTAACAGAGAAAATTGTTTACCAATTAGCTAGAGAGCAATGGAAGCCTGATTATGTAATTGGGTTAACCAGAGGTGGACTAATACCGGCTGTTTATATCAGCCATATACTAGATGTTCCAATGTTAACACTTAAAATTAATCTACGTGATCACGTAGAACAAGATGATCTCTATGAAGCTCATCACGGTATATACGATTTGATAGGGCATAAGAAGATATTGATAGTAGATGACATCAATGATACTGGTGCTACATTAAATTATATATTAGATCAAGTTAATGTTGATCAACAGTCAGCTGATCTTAAATTTGCAGTACTAATAGATAATCTTAGTAGTGACTTTAAAGGCACAATTAACTATGCAGGAACAGAAATTAATAAAGCTGAAGAGCCTGTTTGGATAGTATACCCATGGGAAGTTGATTGACTTTTATACTTAAATATAGTAAAATAATAGGATGGATAGCAAATATTTTTACTGTTATAGGAGTTGCACTAACAAGTTGGAATATATTTCCGTTGAATGTATGGATACTATCTTTCGCAAGTCTAGTTTGGATACTATCAGGCATTGCTTGGAGAAAACCTGAGTTATGGACTTTGAATATATTATTGTTTACTTTATATTTTTATGGAGCTCTAAATGCTAGTTAAAGACACACCGTGGTTTCAATCAAAACCATTAATTGAACATCCTTTATATTATGTATTTGAAGACAAATATCCTGTAACTAAAGGACACTTGCTATTTGTTCCTAGAGAAGACACGCCATTACATATTCGAGAATGTTATATAGCCGCATATGAATGGGGATTAGACTTATTTCAAAAAGAAGTATGTGATGGCTACAACATAGGGCAAAACGTAGGAAAGTCAGCAGGACAAACTGTAATGTATCCACACATACATATGATACCACGAAGAGAAGGCGATATTGCTGATCCTCGAGGTGGTGTTAGACACGTTATTCCAGAGAAAGGTAATTATTTAAATGGCTAAAGTAGCTAAGTTAAAGGTAAGTGAAATATTTTATTCGGCACAAGGTGAAGGCAGATTTATAGGTGTGCCTAGTATCTTTTTGCGTACATTTGGGTGTAACTTTACCTGTGATGGCTTTGGTATGGCTCGAGGTGAAAAGTCAACTGAGCGTAATGCTGTTAAAGTAGAACTGTTTAATCAATATGAAGGATTACCTTTAGTAGAAACAGGATGTGATAGTTATGCAAGTTGGGATCCAAGATTCAAACATCTATCACCAATGTTAGAAATACCAACAGTAATTGAACGTATGAGAGAACTATGTCCTGGTGGGGATTGGTTACAAGCAAATGGTAATGATGTACACATTGTTATTACAGGTGGCGAACCGTTATTAGGTTGGCAACGTGCATATCCGCAAATGATTGAACACGAAGATATGAAAACTCTGCGTAACATAACATTTGAAACAAACGGTACACAACTATTAACTGAAGACTGTGCTGACACATTAGTATTATGGAAAGCGGAATGTCCTAAAAGAGAAATAACATTCTCAGTCAGTGCTAAACTATCAGCAAGCGGAGAAACTTGGGAAGATGCTGTTAAGCCAGAGGTAGTAGTTGGGTATGAACGTGTTGGTACAACATATCTTAAATTTGTAGTTGAAAAGCCAAACGATCTAGATGAAGTTGATCGTGCAGTAAAAGCATATAGAGAAGCAGGATTCCAAGGTGTTGTATACATAATGCCAGTTGGTGGTGTTGAAAGTGTATACAATGGTAATAAATTTAACATAGCCGATGAAGCAATGCTTCGTGGCTATTATTATAGCCCAAGGTTACACGTTGATCTTTGGGGAAATAGTTGGGGAAAATAATTGGACAAGTATATATTTACAAGTGAATCAGTATCAGACGGACATCCAGATAAAGTAGCAGATCAAATATCTGATGCCCTAGTAGACGCTGGGTTAACAGAAGGTGATCGCACAACAAGAGTAGCAATTGAAACATTAGTAGCAACAAATCACGTAACACTAGCTGGTGAAGTTAAAAACTTTAATGTCGTTGATGTTAATCAAATAGTTAGAGATACTGTTAAGAAGATTGGATACGAACAAGAAGGATTCCATTGGAATACATTAGAAATAGACAATCATATACATAGTCAATCAAGTGATATCGCACTAGGTACAGACGATTTTGGGGCAGGTGATCAAGGTATTATGTTTGGATATGCTAACAGAGACAACGAAGCATACTTGCCTGCACCTATCTATTACAGTCACCAAATACTTAGACAGTTAAAGCAAGCAAGACAAAACAATGATATCTTATTGCCAGATGCTAAAAGTCAAGTAAGTGTCGAATATAGAGGTGATCAAATACAGCGTATTGACCAAGTGGTAATAAGCACCCAACACACTGAAGGCGATTGTGAAGAGGCTAGAAAAGAAACAAAACTGATTGCACAATCAGTGTTAGGGCATCTGGTAGATGATGATACTGTATGGCATCTTAATCCTACTGGTAACTTTGTGGTAGGCGGTCCAGATGGTGATTCGGGACTAACAGGACGTAAAATTATTGTAGATACATATGGTGGATGGGCACCGCACGGTGGTGGTGCATTTAGTGGCAAGGATCCAACTAAAGTAGATCGTTCAGCGGCCTATATGGCCCGTTGGTTAGCAAAGAATGTGGTAGCTGATGAAATGGCTGATTGGTGTCAAATACAGTTAAGTTATGCCATTGGCGTTAAGGAACCTACATCAGTGTACATAGAGTCAAATGGTCATAATCGTTCTATAGAAAAATTTATTAGAGATAATATTGATCTAACACCGTTAGGAATCATTGACAGATTTGATTTATTCAAGTATAATAACTATAGTGAGAACTGTGTATATGGTCACTTTGGTAATAAAAATGTTCCATGGGAACAGATAGGATGGAAATAATATGTTAGATAAACTTAAAAAACTAATAGGTAAGACTACTAGTAAAAAGAAAACAACAAAAAAACTTACAGCTAAAGAAGTTGCTGATAAGAAAAAAGAGCCTTATGTAGAAGTATTAAGTATGGACATTGATCCAGACAATCCAAGTGATGGGGCTTTTGAACTAGATTGGAATGATATCTTTGTAGCTCGATTAATAAAAAGTGGATATCAAGGTAAAACTGATGCAGACATTGTTGACAACTGGTTTCAAGCAGTATGTCGGAATGTAGTAATGGAAAACTATGAGCAAGAACAAGCTGATCCAGAACGCAGAAGTTGGGAAGAGAAAAAGGTTATAAACAAGCGAGATCTAGGAGATGGAAGGTCTGAGATTAGTTGATTGACTTTCTTAACAATTGATAGTATAATACTATTATGAGATACTTACTAGTAGACACAGCAAACACATTCTTTCGTGCTAGACATTCAGCACATCGGCAGGCAGATACTTGGGATAAACTAGGTTTTGCTATGCACGTAACCCTAGCGTCAATAAACAAGAGTTGGAGAGATCAAAAAGCTGATCACGTTATATTTTGTTTAGAAGGACGTTCATGGCGTAAAGACTTTTACGAACCTTACAAGAAAAATAGAACAGTTGCTAGACAGGCATTAACTGAAAAGCAAGCAGAAGAAGATACCCTGTTTTGGGAAGCCTTTGATAACTTAAATAATTTTGTTAAGAATGATACTAACTGTACTGTATTACAACATAAAGAGCTTGAAGCAGATGATTTAATTGCTGGCTGGATACAAAGTCATCCAGATGATCATCATACTATAGTTTCCAGTGATAGTGACTTTTATCAGCTATTAGCTGGTAATGTTAATCAATACAATGGTATCAGTGATGAGTTACATACTCTAGAAGGTATCTTTGATAAGAAGGGTAAACGTGTAATTGACAAGAAAACTAGCGAACCTAAAGTAGTTCCAGATCCACAGTATCTATTGTTTAAGAAATGTATCCGTGGTGATACATCAGATAATGTGTTTAGTGCCTTTCCAGGTGTAAGAGAAAAAGGCTCAAAAAATAAAGTTGGACTGCTAGAAGCGTACGAAGATAAAAACAAAAAAGGTTACAATTGGAATAACTTAATGCTACAGCGTTGGGTTGACCATAATGAAGTTGAGCATAGAGTACTAGATGATTATGAACGTAACAGAATTTTAGTAGATCTTACAATGCAACCAGATGATATTAAAACTAAAATTGCAGGAACTATTGCAGAGGGTATGGTAGTTAAACAGAACCCTATGGTAGGTGCAAAGTTCTTAAAATTCTGTGGTAGATATGATTTAACTAAACTCAGTGATAATGCTAGTACAATTGCTGACTTTTTATCGGCACCGTATCCAACTAAAGTATGATAAACGACGGAAGTTTCCTAGCCCTTGATCTAGAAATGAACCAACCAAGTGGCAAGATTATACAGGTCGGAATAGCCATTGGTGATGTAGATATGCGGTATGATGACTACTTTGTTAAAAGCTGGTACATAGATCCTAAAGAAGAAATTAGCTCATTCATAACCGAATTAACCGGAATAAGTAGTAGTACGATCCGTGGTGAGGCTTTTTCACACGAATATGTAGCTCGAGAGCTTAGTGCAGTAATTAATCAATATAAACCTTTTATTAACCCTGTGGTATGGGGGCATAACGATAGTGACGATTTAAGCAAGGAATTCAGTCAAAACAACGTTGATTTTGGCCATTTTGGCCAGCGTTGGATAGATGTTAAGACCTGGCATACATACTTGATGCTTAGTCGTGCAAAAAGCGTCGGAGGAAGTCTTAAGGATGCCTGTGCAAGTCACGATATAAACTTTATTGGTCTTGAACATAGAGCAGATGTTGACGCTAAGAATACACTAGCATTATTTTTTAAATTATTAAGAAGGCAAAGTAGTATGGAAAGTATGGCCCTAATTGGAAAAGAGGTATAATAGGTTGACTTTGATCGCTACAGAAACTATAATACTATTACAGAGGACTTTTATGCGTCGCCCCTCTTTAAATACTCCGCCGTTCATTGCACTAGGAGAAACGAATGAGTAAGTTTTATAGCACAAAACATTATGGACACAACATTGGCTTGAGTGCCGTCTTTAGGCAACCAAATGCAGATCACTCACACTGTCATTTACTTCACGGGTATAGTTTAGCATTTAAATTTACATTTGGGTGTAATAAACTAGATAACAAAAACTGGGCAGTAGACTTCGGTGGACTTAAAGGAATTAAGGCTTGGTTAGAAGATAGCTTTGATCATAAAACCTGTGTAGATACTGATGATCCACATAAAGATGAGTTTTATCGATTACAAGAAAAAGGATTATGTGAAGTACGTGAGTTCTCAGGTGTTGGTGCAGAGAAGTTTGCAGAACACGCATTTAATATGGCTGACCAATTGATTAGATCTAATACAGATAATCGTTGTTGGGTGCATTCAGTAGAATGTGCAGAGCACGGTGCTAACTCTGCGATATACGAGGGAGATCATAATGAGCTTAATAGCTAAAGCAATAGTAAAAAATAAATGTTGGATTGTGGAAGACGATGGTAACAAAGTAGGTAATATATTCCAATCACCACGTGGAGTAATATATCACCATGAAGGTAAAAGAGAACCATTTGCCAGCTTAGGAAAACTTACTGCTCGATATAATATCAAAGTTGATAAAAATACACCAGTAAAAGTAGAAATTGAAACAAATTCAGTTTATGGATATCCTTGTGAGCATCGAGCAAATAATATTTTGTGGGACGTGCCTAAAGGGTTACCGGTATTTACTAAAGGTAAAAAGTCTAAGAGTTTCTTTTGTGCTGGTTATTACATACTTAAATTTAATAACGGTTGGGTCAAGAGTTATTGTCCTAAGTTAATAACATTGAATAGGTATGCCTATGCTGGACCATACAACACATTAGAAGAAATGCAAGAAAACTTAAGAATAGCAAACGGAGCACTTTATGGAACATCAGTTAAGCCTGCATCTGAAGAAATTTAACGATCGAGTTAAGGTAATGAATCAAACAAACGGCAAAGAACTCCTATTGCCTAAGCTAGAAG